CAGTAATTAAAAAAATAGCATCTGGTTTTTCTATTTCTATTAGTTGTCTAATTAAACGAGCATCCCCATATCCGTTAGTTGGGTATAATACAACTGAGCTGTCAGTTAACCCAGTGTTAGTATTAGTATCAATGCTTAAATCTAAACGTTTACCTTGTTCTGGGTGGTTGATAGCTCCTCCTACATTTACCCAATTAAAATGCTGAGCAGTATTCAATACCATTTCTCTAGCGATTGTTGCTACACCTGAATGGACTCTAATATCGTCACATAGTAGCAATATTTTCTTCCTCTCATTTTGAGGAAGATAAGCAAAACTTGAATTCATAAAACTTTATTTTATATCTAAATTGTTGTGATTGTGAATTGATTTTCTAAATTCATCATCTGTAAGATATAAATGGATTGTGCGATCTACAAGTTTTTGTAAAGAGAACTTATGTTTCACACAACTCATTTTAAAATCTTCAAATAACTCACTTTGTACTTTGACACTTGTTAGTGTCATATCTTTTTTACTCATAGCTTTTATTTGTATATAAATATATATAAAAGTAAGAGAATTACACAGAACATAAATCCTTTCTTGTATTGAATGGACAATACTGGCAATTTTTATTTACTGTTGGTTGATGGTCTGTAGGTTTGAATGTTCCATCTAATTCAAAGCATTCATCAAGAAATTTATTTAAAGCTGTTTTAGCTTTATTCATTTTTACTTTTCCACTTGGTGGAGCATATTCTTGAATTCGACTTTGGGGGAACTCACTTTCTTCCCATATTTTTCTCTTCAATATAACAAATTCAACATCAATATTTTCTTCAGGAACATTAAATTGTTTACTTAAATAATGTTTGTATAATATTAATTGAAATTGTTTATTTTCGTCTTTTTTAGTATCGTCATTCCAACCCCTAGTAGATGTTTTAAAATCGATTATCTTCAACTTATTCGTTACTTCATTATATAATACTAAGTCAAGATAACCTTTATATAATAAGTTTTTATGCTGATCAGTTGGATTAATAACAATAGGAATTTCACATCCTACTAAATGCCAATTTTTGATACTAAAGTATATATTTCGTTTTTTCTTTAAGAAATTTATAATAGCTAAACCGTCATCATAAAACTCTCTCATTTCTGGTGATGAGCTAAAATGAATATTTTTATTCTTTTTATATTCAGAACTATATGTTTCTCTAAATCTGTCTTCAAATAATTCATCTAAGTCCATTCTATCAGCTGCCGCTCCACTTTCTTCATACATTTTAGTAATGTATGCTTGAATAGTTTCATGCATTGCTGTTCCAAAAACAGTATGAATTGTTGGTTGATATATTTGTAAATTATCTTTATAAAGTAATTTCCATTTTAGAGGACATTCATTATAAACAGAAAATTGACTATAAGAGATTGTCTTTTGAAAAGCATAATTTATCTCTTGAGGTTTATAATTCTTTATAACCTTTACCAAAAATGGGACTGATTTAGCCAAAACTTATTTTTTATACTTGTGACGAATAATTTCTCCTAATTCAGCATTATTAGGATATTTTTCAATTAATTCTTGAATCTCAGGAATAATAGACATTTCTTTTTTAACATATTGAGCTGCGTCTAATAATTCCTCATATAGATGATTCATATAATCATCTTTATTATTTTGATCTAGAGTAGTGTTATATTTTTTAATACCACGTTCACTTCTTGATTTAAGATCTTCAATAACTGCTTCTGTAATTTTATCTTTCATTTTAATAACTTCTTTTGTTCTTTTTCTTCAATACCTAACTTAGTAAGAATAGATTTAATACCAGATTCTCTTAGTATGTGAGTATATTCTTCCGCTTCACCAAGTGAACACTCATAATAAGAAGCAATATGTTTTAACAATGCTTCTTTAGATTTAGATTTTGCAGATTTAATATATTTTAAGAACATTTTCTTTTTGGGTATCATATATAAATATATATTGTATGTTTTTTCTTTATCAGTATAAGGAAATGTTTGTACTAAATTTACAAAATCTATATACTCAGGATTCATACTGAGGAATCGATGAACCATATAACAGTTAAATGATTCTTTCTCTTCCTCAGTAAATGAACTCCAAGGTTTTTTCTCGTAAGTGATCTGGTTAAGCCAATCAAAGAGAGTCATTGTACTTTTGATATTCTTCTCTAAATTCAGTTGGTAACATTTCAATTAAGATCTTACCTGAAGTAGGATCATAAAAGCAAGGAACAGGCATAATTGCGTCTTCTGCTGTGCCAGCTAAGAATTTAGATACTTTACGTAACAAAACACCCTCAGTAAATACTTGTTTTCCTTCAGGAGAAACAATAGGTGTTGTTTGGCTTGGATCAACTTTAATGTTGAGATTTTGTTGTTGATTACTCATTTTATTTGTTTTTTATAATTTTTCCAATCTATGTAAAATCCAATAGCTACTAAAATATTCATTCCGAATGATGATAATATTTCAACTATATCTTCATATACATTCATTGTTAAATGAATATGTCCTACCATCCAAAACGGTATTGATAGGTTACTTGATATCCATAATAACAAGTAAGTTGTGAAGTGAGTTATTGGATGATTTTTAATATTGCGCATATAAGTGCCATTACATTTATTTCTTTATCGATTCTGAAATTAGCGTGGTACATATAATTTTCTATTTCAATAACAATCATTGCTTTAGCTAAATCATTATTACCATACTCATCTAAACTATCATATAGAAATCTATAAATTTCTTCGAAATCATCCAAATTACTATCAGCAAGTATTTGTCTGATATTTTTAAAACTAGTTTTAGATGGTGATTTAAGTTCTTTTAATAATGAGTCTTTATAACTACTTGATACAATTATATTTTTATCTATTTGAAGAGAATTATCAACTGTGTTTACTTGACAAGTGTTAAGTATTTTTCTAACATCAGGATAATGTTTATTAACTATTAATGCTAGATCCTCTAGTTCATAATTAATTTCTTCTTTATCTAAGATAGTAACTATATGTTGTGCTACTTCCTTTTTAGATGGAGGTGTAATTTTTAATACTTGACATCTAGATTGAAGTGGATCAATAATACGCTCAAGATAATTACACGTTAAAATAAATCTGGTAGTACGAGAATATGTCTCAATAATGTTTCGAAGTGATGCTTGTGCTTGTATAGTTAAGAAATCAGCTTCATCTAAGATAATAATCTTAATTGGTTTAAATGAAGCACTTGAAGCAAAACCTTGAACTTTATCTCTAATAGTGTCAATACCTCTCTCATCTGAGGCGTTAATGTAAAGGTAATCACAATCAAAATTATTTACAATTAACTTAGCTAATGTTGTTTTACCTGTTCCAGGTGTACCATACAATAGTAAGTTTTGTAAATCATTATTGGTAATATATTTACTTACAATTTGTTTTAATTGTTCATTACCAACATATTCATCTAATGTTTTAGAACGATATTTTTCTACAAATAAACTATTTTCTTTCATATAACCAAATATAATAAAAAATGGCCCGAAGGCCAAATTTTAATATAATATGTTTTAATAGTTTTTAATCAAGAGTTGACACATCAGTTAAATCAACCTCATATTCATCATCATTGATATCTTTAACAGTAATCTTTTGACCATTAATTTTTACAACCTCAGCATGTAGGTATTCATCAGGTCCCCACCATGATTCTTTACTATATTTACCTTTAGGATTAAATACATCTACTTTATCACCTATTTTAGGTTGTTCATTTTCATTTAACATTGTTTTCATCTGGTTCTCAGTAATAATCCCAGCCAATTTTTGCTTTTTTAAGAATTCTTTATTCATTATAATAATATTTTATTATACATATCAATAATCTCCATACATGTTAAATTTCTTAGGTGGTGGAGGTGGAGCTTTTTCAACCACTACACTACCAATAGCATATAATTCACCTTTAATAGGTGATAATCTAAAGTCACATGGTTGTCCAACTTCTTGAAAATAGCCTTCTAATGCTTCTGTTAATGAAGAATACACATGACTAGGATCACTTAGCAACACCCACTGATCTCCAGGTGGGCGTCGCTTAGCGATTAGTACCAATTCTTCTTTGACCTCGGTAGCCATTAGAACATACCTCCCATTCCACTCATCATATCATCCTGTTTTTTATCTTCAGGCTTGTCCACGACAGTGCATTCTGTTAATAGAATAGTTCCTGCTACTGACGCCGCGTTTTCAATCGCAGTTCTCGTGACCTTGGTGGGGTCGATAATTCCAGCATCTTTCATATTAACAAATTTCTCAGTTAATAGATTATATCCTTTCCAATTATCATTTCCGCCTAACTTATTAATCAAATAATAAGCTTCTTGTTCTGTAGAACCAGCGTTGGTAAGAATTTTCATGAATGGGGCACCACATGCTGTATAGACAATTGCTCCACCTACTGATTTACGATTCTTAATTGCTTCACGAGCATATAATAAAGCAGCACCACCTCCAGGAACAATACCTTCCTCGATTGCGGCTTTAGTTGCTTGAAGCGCATCATCAACTCGGTCTTT